CCGATCGCGCCCGCCGCAGCGCCGGACGCGCTCGGCACATGGCGATGCGTCCACTTCGCGCCGATCGGCGCCTCGGAGCCCGCCAGGGCTTGATTGCCTATGGCAGCAGTGCATCGCATGAGCGCCGTCCGCCAAGGCCCCGCCGCCCCCGACGACGACGTGGCGCGCCTGCGCGTGCCGCCCCACAGCGTGGAGGCCGAACAGTCGGTCCTGGGCGGCCTGCTGCTGGACTGCTCCGCATTCGGCGTCGCCTCGAGCATCGTCTCCGAGGCCGAGTTCTACCGATACGAGCACCGGCTCATCTTCGCCGCCATCGCGTGGGCTGCCGGCACCAGCTCGCCGGTGGATGTCGTGACCGTGTTCCAGCGCCTGCAGGAACTCGGTCAGGCGCAGGACTGCGGCGGCCTCGCACACCTGAACGCGCTCGCGCAGTGCGTGCCCAGCGCTGCCAACATCCGCCGCTACGCAGAGATCGTGCGCGAGAAGGCGACACTGCGTCGCATCATCGCCGCGGCCGACGAGATCGCCACCGCCGCTTTCGCGCCGCAGGGCAGGCCGCTGGCGCAGCTGCTCGCCGACGCCGAAGCGGTGGTGCGCCGGATCGCAGACGCCGCCGCGCCGCCGCAGTCCATGATCCTGGACCTCGCAGCGTTGCAGCAGCGCGCGGCCGCCGTCTCGTGGATCGTCAAGCACGCCATCCCGGCCGAGTCGGTGGGGGTCATGTTCGGCGGACCCGGCACCTTCAAATCCTACATTGCGTTGGACTTGGCCCTGCACGTCGCTCGCGGCCTGCCGTGGCTCGGCCGGCGCACGAAGCAGGGGCCGGCGATCTACATCGCCGCCGAGGGCGGCACCGGCATCGCTGCTCGCGCCAAGGCGTGGCACCTGGCGCGCCGCTTGGACCCCGCGGGCTCGCCGCTGTACGTCGTCCCGGTAGCCCTGGACATCGTGGCCGATGCGCACGTGCTCGCGCAGCAGGCCAGCCGGCTCGGCATCGCGCCGGCGCTCGTCGTCGTCGACACCCTGAGCCAGACCCTCGCTGGCGAAGAGAACAACGCCACCGAGGTCGCCGCCTACCTGCGCGCGCTCGGCTCTGCGTTCCGCGAGCTCTGGCGATGCGCTGTGCTCGTGATCCACCACACCGGCCACGCTGCCACCGAGCGCCCCAGGGGTTCGAGCGCGATCAAGGCGAACACCGACTTCATGTTCGGGGTGTTCCGCGATGAGGACGCTCGGATCGCCACGGTGCACTGCGATAGACAGAAGGACTGGGAGACGTTCCCGGACGTGAGCTTCAGTCTCACGAGCATCACGGTGGGGCGCGACGCGGACGGGGACGAGCAAACGCAGCTGGTCGCCAGCCAGATGCGCGACGGCGCCGAGGCCCTGGACATCGTGCGGCACGAGGCCAGCCGCGGGCGCAAGGGCCGCAGCGCCATCATGCTCGAACTGCTGGCAAGCATGGACGGGCAGTCCGAGAAGGACCTCCGCACGGCCTTCTACGCCCGCGCCGGGATCGAGAGCGAGGCGACGAAGCGCCAGGCCTGGAAGCGCGCACTCGACTTCGCCACCCGCTCCGGCGCGCTTCTGATAGACAATGGCACCGTCCGGGTGCTGAGGAGGACAGATTGAGCGTGACACTCAACAGCCGCAAGCGTGACATCCAGCAGCGAACGCGTGACAAAGCGGCGCGTGACATCCTCGCGCGCGCGCGCCCCACTACGTGGGGATGTCACAGTGTCACGCGTGACACCACTTCGCGTGACGTGACACAACCGCGTGACAGTGACACCCCTACGCTTGCGCTACGGGGCGTCACCATCACGCTCCCGTCGCGAAACTCCGAAGCTCGTCGACTGGCGGCAGATCCGCGCTTCGCGGCCATCGTCGCCGGCCTCCCCTCCGACCCGTTCGGCGACCCGCACCCTGACCCCGAAACGCTGCAGGCAGACGCCGAGCGCGCCGAACTCCAACGCCAAGCCGCACAGCGCACGATCGACCGCGCCGAGGCCGGCCACGAGGTCGATCCGACACACCTCGCGTGGTGCCGCGACGTCGTCGCCACCATCGCACCGCTGCAGCGCCCGCTCGGTACCGGAGAGCCCGCATGAGCACCGCCGAGGCCGTCCTGGCCACCCTGCGCGCCCAGCCAGGTCTGCGCGCCTCCACGATCGCAGAAACCCTCGACATCGGGATCAAGCCGGTCCGCAACGCCCTCGAACGGCTGCAGAAGACCTGCCGCGCCTACAGCGTCCCCGACCGAGGACCTGGCTCGCCGGTGCGCTGGTATCCCGGTGGCTACGTCATACCGGCTCCAGCACCCGCAACCCACGCGTCGCAGGCGACCGTCGCTGCCGCCCCGCCGAGACAGATCCTCGCCGGCGCCCGCACCGAATGGCGGCCGATCGATGGGCGCATGGTGCAGGTGCACATCGGGCCGACACCGGTGCCGGCAGACTGCGCGCGGCCGCCGCCGCTATTCGCCGGGCTCGGCATCGGGCGGTACCTGCCGGATCCGCGCACGGAGGCCGCTGCGCACGGGGAGGCGGCGTGACAACCATCCTCGCCATAGACCCCGGCCCCGTGCGCTCCGGATGGGTGTTGTTCGACGGTGTTCGCGTCCTCCAGTCCGGTGACTATGACAACCCAACGATCCTCATGGCCGTCTACTCGCGCGCCTGCGGCACCGCCGACATGCTCGCCCTCGAGGAGCCCGAGGGCATGGGACAGATCGCCAGCACCGCCCTCCTGCGAGCAGCGTGGCAGGGCGGCATCCTCGAGGCCAAGTGGCCGGGTCTGCGAGCGATGCGCATCACCCGCCGTCGCGTCCTCGCCCACCTCCTGCGCGGCCCGAAGCCGCCCGGCAAGAGCAACGACAGCCGCGTGCGCGCCGCCCTCATCGACCTCGTCGGGCCGCAGGGCACGAAGGCGCATCCAGGTCCGACCTACGGCGTCTCCGGCGACGCCTGGGCCGCACTCGCCGTCGCCGTCACCGCATTGGATGAGATGCGGGCCCAAGACCCCCCACGAATGAGGGGGGTCGGCACCGCAAATACCGCTTGCATTGCCACGCGATGCGTGGCATAGTCTCTACATCGCAGCAACAGCGCTGCGACCCGGGCCCCGGGGCAAGGGCACCCAACCGAGAGGTATATCGACCATGCAAGCCACCTACACAAAGCTCCGCACCGGCGCCTGGGGCGTGAAGTTGACCGGCTGCCAAGCCGACGGCTTCACGCCGGGGTACACGATAGAGGTCGTCAAGCGCGACGGCTCGCGGAAGATCGAGCGCATCGATCGCGTGGTCTGGAAGGGAGAAGGTGTGATGATCTGCGCGATTGCAGCCACTCAGCGGCCGGCGCGCACCAGCGGCTATGGCGGCAGTGGCTACGGCCGCCGCACCGGTTGCCGCTGCGGCAGCATCGAGGACATGCCGCGCGACAGCGACTGCCGGCAGTGCCGGTACGACAACGAATGACGCCATCCGCCGAGCCCCGCGCGCCGGGGCTCTGGGATGCTGTCGCATCAGCCGAGCGCCCGGCATCACGGCGCACCCAGGAGTCCCACATGACCAACACCACCGGCACCACAGAACGCAAGACCCGCACGATCACGCTGACCGGGCGCCCCCCGGTGCGCATCGTGGAGGACGACTGGCCTGTCGTCGCGCAGGCGACCGGCAAGGCCTACGAGGGGGAGTTCGAGTTCCAGTCCAACCGCACAACGAGGATGGCGATCCGCGTGCGTCAGCACGCTGACGGCCGCACGATCGTCTACGCCACCTACGACTACGACACGCGGTGGCAGCACGAGCGTTGCCGCCAGTACAAGGCTGGTGAGATGTTCCCGGTCAACGGCGCAGATGCCGGGCGCATCGGCGACACGGAGCCGATCATCGCCGCGATCAACAGGGTCGCCAGTGAGATGGCCGGATTGGTGGGAGACGGCCCCGGAGGCCTGAGCTTCCGCGACCTTGCCCGCGAGTGCATCGCCGATCTGCCGGCCGTCGAGCTCTGACATGCCCCACCACCCCGGCCGCAAGCCGGGGCCTGCGCCTGAGCGCGCCGGCCCCGGCTGGGACCTCCGCCAGATCTCCGCGCAGGAGCTGCGCGAGATGATCGAGCACGTCGGCATCACGCAGGCCGACGCCGCGCGGCGCATGCACGCCCGTACACGCACAGTCGAGGACTGGCTCGCCGGCAAGCGGCGGATCCCGCTCACGGCATCGGAGACGCTGGCCCTGTCCCTGATGTGGCCCGGCGAGAGCCGGCGCCTGCAGCCGACGCTGGCGCTCGTCGAGCGCTGGCTGCGGCCGCAGTTCGCCGGGCTGATCCTGTCGATGTGAGGAGGTAGCATGGACGACAGACCATTCCGAGACACGATCGCCGCCAAATGGTGCGCTGCGGCGCTGGTCGCCTCACTTGCCTCTTGCGGCGGCGGCGGCGGAGACGACGGCTCCATGCCGGCCGGGCAGATTGTGCTGCTCGACGCAGTGGTGTCGGGCCAGGTATCGACTCCCTCGCCGCTGTCCTCGTGGCAGGCCGCGGTGGCGAGCCCGCGCTACCGAGTGCCGGAGCCGGGGCGGGTCGAGGTGTGCGCCCATGTCTCGTGGCGCCAGCAGATGCGCCAAGCGGCTGCGCTGACCATGCGCTCGGTGCTCGAGGGCGCCGGCCCGGAAATCGAGGATGTGGTGACGGCTGCCGGCGCGCCGGGCCTCAACACTCTGGCGTGGAGCTACTGCGGGCAGTACGATGCCGCGGCCCCGGAAGAGCGCATGGCTCGCCTGCGGCTGGACCTGCAATCGACCGGCGGCAGCGGGGCCGGGCCGCTGCAGGGCTATTCGGTCACGGTGCGGTGGATGGTGGTGGCGCGATGATCCCCACCGGTTGGAGCGAGTGCAGCACCTGCGGCTTCCGCTGGCGCACGGGCCGCACCGGGGCGCACAGTTGCGTCGACGCGCTACGCGAGGAGCTGGACGTGACCAACAAGCTCCTGGCCGAGCGGGAACGCGCGCTCAAGGCGATCCCCGAGTGCCCCGAGCATGGCCCATGCTGCGTGCCCTATGCGCTGGAATGGATCGGCCGCGCGAGGGCTGCGATGGAGGCCCTGCCGGCTGATGGTGTTGACCGCGCCCGCGCATCGTTGCGCGAGACTGTCGATGTTCCCGGGCCGGCGCCCTGACGAATCCATGCATGGAGGATGTGCACACATGACCACCCGCCGTTCCTTCCTCGGCTCCATCCTCGCCCTCGCCGCCGCCCCGGCCATCGTGCGCGCCGAGTCCCTGATGCCGGTGGTGCGACCGATCTGGGTGCCTCGGCGCACGAGGATCGACATTCCACGCGCGACGCAAGTCGATTGGTGGGCCAGCAGCTACGTGGTCGTCGTGGACGCGGATGTGTTCGAGCAAATCAAGCGCAACCCGACGACCCTGCACCCCATCTTCCGTGGCATCACGCTGCCGTCAACCAAACGGAGAGGTGACGCGCGATGACCATCTGTCTGTGCGAAGTGTGCTTCCCGGCCGCCCTCGCCGCCAACGTCGAGGTGCTCACCATCGTGCCGATGAGTCCCTGCGAGGCCTGCGGGCGCACGAGCAAGGGGTACGGCGGGAACGACGACGGCCCGCGCCTCAACCTCTTCCCATCCGACCCCAGGCCAGAGCACCGACGCCGCATGATGTCGCCAGAGTTCCAACCCTGCTGCGAGGCGTGGCGCCACGCGCACGACGACGGCACGGACAGCGAGGGCGCGTACTCGCTGATCTGGTACGACGACGATCACGGGCCTGGGCCGCACGTTGGCACCTACGACGACCACCCGCCAGTGAAGTTCTGTCCGTGGTGCGGCGCCCACAAGCCGGGCTGCTCATCGCGAGGGCGGCAGGGATAATCGGACGGCAGCGCCCGGAGGCCTCATAAAGCCCTCGGGCGTTGTCGTTTCTGGGGTAGGATGTGACCCCAAGAGAACCGTCCTACGGGGCCGCGCCCGGCAGATGCTGGCCCCGCTCGGCGCGTCAGCGTCTCCCTACGGCGCCGCTCCCATCCCGCCCGCCCGCGGGGACGAATCTGCCAGGGCCTCAGTCCTGCGAGAGCGCCAGGTCGTTCTCGACGTTCGAGCACGACAGGGAAGCCGACCGGAACTCGGCGTCGCGCCAGACGAAGCATTGCCGCAGCACCACGCCGATCCCGTCCTGTGCTGGCGCCTCGACCAGCAGCAGCTCGTGCTCCCCGACCCGCCAGGACCGGTGCCGCACCGACCGCGCCAGCGCCGCCTCAACCCGCTCGGCGCGAGATGCGCGGCGATCGACCTTCTCCACAGCGGAGGTTGGTTGCCGCACCAACCAAGCCATGAACACCAGCGCGGCCGCGGCGGTGGCGATGAACGCGGCCGCGAGCCGGTGAGCAGACCTCACCCTCAGAGCACCTTCACACGCTGCCGGCGCTGCAGCTCGAGGAACCGCCGCCGCTGCACTTCCTTCTGCTCAGCCGTCATCGCGTCCTGAGGCCTGCCGTTGCCGAACCGCACCGCCGGCTTCTTCCCCTCCTGCGGCGTGCCTGTGCTCTTGATGATGGTGGGATCTGCAGAATCGGCCGCCGTGCCGGCGCCAGCCTCTTCCTCGCGACGCTTCAGCGTCCGCTTCGGGTTCACGTACTCGCTAGGGTCCATGTCGGCGCTCCTGTTCTGGATGGGGTCCCAAGTTTAGCTATACTGCCGGCCCATGAGTGGTTTCCACATCGTGGACCGGCAATGAGCGATCCAGCCCCGGGCGACAAGCCTGCCTCGCCTCGCAGCCCGTCGGCCGACTGGGAGCGAGTCGAGGCCGACTACCGCGCCGGCATCCTGTCAGTGCGCGAGATCGCCGCCGCGCAGGGCATCAGCCACACTGCTGTGATGAAGCGCGCCAAGGCGGCCGGATGGGAGCGCGACCTCCGGGCCCGCATCGAGGCCAAGGCGGAAGCCCTGGTTGCCAAACAGGCCGCCGCGGTGGTTTCCACCGAAGTTGCCGTGGCAACCGAAAAGGCGATCGTCGACGCGAACGCCCAGGTTGTTGCCGATGTGCGGCTGCGCCATCGCAAGGATCTTGTGCGTGCGCACGGCGTGGCCGCCAAGATGCTGGCCGAGCTCGAGGGCCAGACCGACGAGCCCGGCTTGATCGAGCAGGTGAAGGAGGCCCTGGCGGCGTCCGACAGCGACCAGCGCCGGCTGCAGGAGGCGTGGCAGCGCGTGATGAGCCTGCCGGCTCGCGTGGACACCCTGAAGAAGCTGGCCGACGCGATGCGCATCCTGATCGACAAGGAGCGCGAGGCCTACGGGATGGAGAGCAAGGGCGGCAACCTCGGCGAGGGCACGTTCCAGGTGATCGTGCAGAAGTTCTCGGAGGCGGCTTGAGCGCCGTCACGATCCCAAACGGTTGGCGGCCACGGCCGTACCAGATGCCGGCGTGGTCGGCGCTCGAAAGCGGCATCAAGCGCGCCCTCCTGATCTGGCACCGCCGCGCCGGCAAGGATGATGTCTGCCTGCACTGGGCGGCCACGCAAGCCGTGCAGCGGATCGGGAACTACTGGCACATGCTGCCCGAGTACTCCCAGGCGCGGAAGAGCGTTTGGGAGGCGGTGAACCCGCGCACCGGCAAGCGCCGCATCGACGAGGCCTTCCCGGACGCGATCTGCGCGACGAAGCGCAGCCAGGACATGTTCATCAGGTTCCACAACGGCTCGACGTGGCAACTGGTCGGATCGGACACCTACAACTCGCTGGTGGGCAGCCCGCCGGTCGGCATTACCGCGTCCGAGTGGGCGCTGGCCGATTCAGCGGCATGGGCCTACCTGCGGCCGATTCTGCGCGAGAACGACGGCTGGGCGTTGTTCATCACGACCGTGCGCGGCCGCAATCACGTCTGGCGCATGTATGAGGCGCACAAGGCCGACCCGGAATGGTTCGTTCAGGTCCTGAGCGCCGAGCAGACCGGCACGATGACGCCGGCCGAGTTGCACAAGGAGCGCATCGAGTACCAGGCCGAGTATGGCATCGACGACGGCGACGCGCTCTTTGCGCAGGAGTACCTGTGCTCCTGGGATGCGGCCATCGTCGGCAGTTACTACGGCCGCATGATCCGCGAGGCCGAGGCCCAAGGCAGGGTGCGCAGCGTGCCCTACGAGCCGAACGCCCTGGTGAACACCGCTTGGGACCTCGGCTTGAGCGACATGACGGCCATCTGGTTCTTCCAGCTCGTGGGCGCCGAGATCCGCGTCATAGACTACCTGCAATCGAGCGGCCAGGAACTGGCCTGGTACGCGAGCGAGATCTCGCGCCGCGGCTACCACTATGGCGAGCACATCCTGCCGCCTGACGCCGAGGCGCGCGAGTTGCAGACGAGCCGCTCGCGCACGCAGACACTGCGCGAGCTCGGCCTCAATGTGCGCGTGCTGAAAGGCAAAGGCGCCGAACGCATCCTCGTGGCCGACGGCATCAACGCGGTGCGCACCATCCTGCCGCGGTGCTACTTCGATGCCCAGAAAACCGCGACCGGGCTGGACTGCTTGCGGGCCTACCGCCGCGAGTACGACGAGGTTCGCAAGACCTACCACGACAGGCCGGTGCACGACTGGGCGAGCCACGGCAGCGACGCTTTCCGCTATCTCGCGCTCGGGCTTGACGCCGCGCTCGGTGGCCACAACGCCGACGAGGTGCGCGCCTACCGCCGCGCCCGCGGCTACGACGACGAACGCGAGGCGGCATGAAACTCCTCAAGCCGCCGATCTACCTCGGGCCGTCCGACCCGAACCGCGACGAGGCCGACGCTGGCGGCTACCCGCTGCGCGCGCTCGAGGCCCTGCTGTCGGACTGCCGCTCGCAGCCGGACTGGAGGGACAGAGCCGACCGCGCCCACCGCTTCTACGACATGGGCAAGCAGCTCACGCCGCAGAAGGCCGCCAAGATCCGCATGGAGTGGGGCATCGAGCCCAGGCAGACCAACATCATCCACGGGGTGATCAACGGCGTGCTGGGGGCCGAAGCCAAGGCCCGCACCGACGTTCGCGTGGAGGCCGACGAGGACGAGTTCGCCGACCTGTGCGACGTGTTCAACGTGCAGCTCAAGCAGGCCACGCGCGAGGCGTTCGCCGACATGGCGATCTCCAACGCCTACGGGGCCGGCGTGAAGGGAGGCATCGGCTGGTGCGAGGTGAGCCTGGCCACCGACCCGCTGGACCCGTGGTTGCGCGTGCGGGACATCCATCGGCGGGAGATCTGGTGGGACATGCGAGCCAAGGACCTGGGCCTGGCCGACGCCCGCTGGATGGTGCGCACGCGGTGGGAGGACCTGGACGAGGCCGTGGCGCTGATGCCGCAGTTCAAGGACATCCTGATCGGCGCGGTGGGTGGGTACGACTACCTCAACCTGCCGGACGAGAGCTTCAGCACGGGCCCGCTGCAGATCGCGCAGTGGAACGAGCGCCGCACGACGATCCAACGCGACGAGTGGTGCGAGACGAGCCGCCGGCGGATCAAGTTCTACGAGGTCTGGTACCGCGCCAACGCTGAGGTGGTGGTGCTGCACACGTCCCCGACGCGGCGCGTGCAGTTCGACCCGAAGAACCCGCTGCACCGAGTGGCTGTGGAGCGCGGCATCGGCAAGCTGGCCAAGGCGCCAACGCGCCAGGTGCGCATGGCCCTCTTCGCCGGGCCGCACAGGCTGATCGACGTGGGCACGGCGCGCCGGCGCTTCCCCTACGTGCCGTTCTTCGCCTTCCGCGACGACGAGGATCGCAGCCCCTACGGGCTGATCGAGGGGATGATCAGCCCGCAGGAGGAATACAACGAGCGCCGGCAGATCTGGAACTGGATGGCCCTTGCCCGCCAGGTGATCGTGGACGCCGATGCACTGGACGGGGTGAACACCAAGCTCGCCGACCTGCAGCGCGAGGCCAAGAGGCCGGACATGATGGCCGTGCTGAACCCGAAACGCACGAACGTCAACGGCCTGAAGATCGGCCAGGACCTTGGCTTGAGCCGCGAGCACTACGAGGGCATGCAGGACGCCAAGGCGCTGGTCCAGGAGGTGTCCCGCGTCTACGGCCCGCAGCTGGGCGACGCGCCGGCAGGGGTGACGAGCGGATACGCCATCAACAGCCTCGTCGAGCAGGGCATGGTGGCAATGGGCGAGCTCAACGACAACTACGCGTTCTTCCGCCACGCGGTGCACGAGGAGGTGCTCGGGCACATCATCGAGCGGCACATGGACGAGGAGTTGCGGGTCAAAATCGGCCGCGGCAAGAGCGCCCGCGTGGTGGTGCTGAATTCCTGGACGCCGGAGGGCGAGCCGCTGAACCGCGTCAAGGATGCGCCGATGCGGGTCGGGTTCAGCGAGGTGCCGAACTCGCCGGCATACCGCATGCAGGAGCAGCAGCAGCTCAGCCTGATCCTACAGGCGCTGGCCGCGCTGCCGCAGGCGGTGGCGGTGCTGGCGCCGGCCTTCGTCGAGGGGTCCGGGCTGGCGAACCGACAGGCACTGGCCGACAGCCTGCGCCGGGCGCTGGGCATGCCGGACCCAGGCGACCGCGGGAACCAGGACGAGGCCGAGGCCCAGGCCGCGCAGGCCAAGCAGGCCGAGCAGGCGATGCAGCAGGCCGCGATCGAGACGGAGATGCGCGGCAAGGCGGCCAAGGCCTGGTTGGACGAGGCGAACGCCAGACTGGCCGACGCCAAGGCAGCCAGCCTCGGTGCGCCGCAGGAGCCGATACCAGACGAGGCGGCGGCGATGGACGAAGAGCAAGCGATTCAGGAGGCCCTCGCCGAGGCGATGGGATCCAGAACCGGTGTGCCGGGCGCGAGGCCGGGCACCCTCCACTGAGCAGGACTCGCCGTGCCTGAGCAGCGGACAACCCAAAGCGGCGCAACGCTGGTGTCCCGTGGCGCATTGACTGCGCGCGGGCCCTGTTGGTCGGGTTGACCCCGAGAAAGAGGAACCGAAGTGGCAATCGACATCCGAGAGCTGGACCACGACGACCCCGAGTTCGAGGCGAAGATGGAAGCCGCGCTGCGCGAGGAGTACGAGGCCGACGGCCTCGCGCCACCGGGTGGCGAGGCGGCCGCGGCCGAGAGTGGCGGGGACGACGCGCAAGGTGCCAAGGCCGAAGCAGGCGAGACGCCTGCCGCCGGCGCGGAGCCTGCCGATACTGGTGCGGATGCAGGCGAGGCGAAGACGGAAGCAGGAGAGAAGGCAGACGACGCGGAGTCCGGCTTGACGCCGGCCACGGCAAAGCTGGACATCCTTAGCAAGGACGGCAAACAAATCCTGCCGAACGCTGTTCTGCAAAGTGCTCGAGCGGAAGCCAAGCGCTACCGCAAGGCCAAGCAGGCGGCCGAGGAGGAAGCGGCTGAGCTGCGCGAGAAACTGGCCAAGCTCGAGAAGGGCGGCGCGACCGAGGACATGCGCGAGCGTGCCGAGGCCGGACTGCTGACCGACGAGGAGCGCCACGACTGGCCGGCCCTGGCCAAGATCGAGGCGGCGCTGCAGAAGCTCGCCGCCGAGAAGCCGGCCAAGGCCGAGGCGCAGAAGCCCGCCGCCGAGACCACCGAGCGCACCGAACAGGAGATGCTGGACGAGAGGCGAGACGCCATCGACTCCGTGCCGCTCCTGGCGCTGTGGGAGGCGACCGACCCTGTGAGGTGGGCGGTTGCGGTCAAGCACGACGCCGTGCTCGAGGACAGCCCGAAGTGGAGCAAGAGGCCGCTGGCCGAGCGCTTCGCGGAGGCCGCGCGCCGCGCCGCTGCCGAGTTCGAGGACGACAAGCCACAAGCCGCGGCACAAACGCCGCCCGGTTCCAAGCAACAAGCACCCGCCGCCAGGCGGCAAGACCACGAGAAGGCCGCTCATGACGCTCCGCGCATCACGCCGAGCACGCTGAGCGACTTCAAGGGCGGAGGAGACTCCGGCGGCCGTCAGAACCTGAGCTATTGGGACATGACGGACGAGGAGATCGAGGCCGACTTGCGCAGGCACAGCGGGTAATCGACACCAGCATCCCCCTGAAGGAGTCCAGTCATGGCTGGCACCACTGTTCCGAGCGGCAGCCCCCTGGCGCCGCCTCGTGCCTCATCCGCGCTGACGATCCAGATCCTGCGTCGGCCCGGCAGCCTGTCGGCGCTCACCGGCCCGCCCATCAAGGACGATGGCAAGGTCGGCCGCATCCAGACCGACCCCGGCATGCCGTTCATCCGCATCACCGACCTGTCGGTGGGCCCGAAGGGCGACAGGGTGACGTGCGATTCGTGGGACACCCCCAACGGTGTCCCGATCATGGGCGACGAGAACGTCGAGGGCCGCGGCGTGCCGATGTCTTCGTCGAGCTTTGAGACCAAGATCGGCTTCGCGCGCTACAACGTCGATGCCGGCGGCCAGATGGCCCGCCAACGCAGCCCCTACGACCTGCAGAAGATGGCTCGCGGGTTCGCTGCCGCCTACTTCCCGCGGCACATCTGGCTGCGCGCCATGACCCACGCGATGGGCATGCGCGGCAGCCAGGACGGCGTGTCGTGGTCGGGCGTGCCGCTGGCCACGCACAGCAAGTTCGCCGACGTGCTCATCAACCCCGTGCTCGCCCCGACGCGCAACCGGCACTACGTGCTGGACGACACGAACGGGCTGGTGCAGGGCGGTGATCTGGTGAGCTCGCTGAGCACGGCCGACGTGTGGAAGCTCTCGCGCCTGGACAACCTGTGCTCGATCCTGGAATCCTTGGAGACCAAGATCCCGCCGCCGGTGTTCGTGGGTGACGAGCAAGGCGTGGACTCGCCGCTGCTTGGCATCTTGCTCATGCCGCCGAGCTCGTACAATTCGCTGATCACCGACATCACGTCGGGCAACAACCTGCGCGCCTTCCAAGCAGCGGTTGAGCAGCGCCAGAAGTACGCTCCGACGAGCTCCGTCTTCCGCGGCAAGGTGGGCATCTGGCGCAACCTCGTGGTCAAGATGATGGACCACACGTTCTCGCGCCTGGCGGGCGAGACGGTGAGCTACGTGACGGCGGCCAACAAGCTGACCGAGACGGAGAGCTCGACGACGGTGCCCGCCGGCCTGAGCACCACGCACCAGATGGAACGCAGCATCGTGCTGGGCGCGCAATCGGTCGCGCGCGCCGAGGGGGCGACCTTCTCGGGCGAGCAGGCCGAGATCCGCGAGAACTGGTATGACGCCGGGTTCAAGGTGGAGTACATCTGCGGGTTCATGGGCGGCGAGCGCAAGTTCCGCCACTACTACACCAACCCAGAAGGCAATCGGCAACCCACCGACAACTGCCTGGTGATCGACGCCGTGGCGCCGATCGTGGTCAACAGCTGATGCCCGGAAGGAGAACATCATGACTCAGTACAAGGGCACCAACGTCGCCGACATGAACGTCTTCGCGCACGCGCTCGGCAACGGGTGGGTGAAGGACGAAACGGCGACGCCGACCGCGGCGCTCGCCACCACCGACACGATCGACCTGATGCGCGTGCCGCGCGGGGTGCGGCTGCAGGAGCTGTTCAAGACGAACGGCGACTTCGACACCGGCACCACGCTGCAGTACAAGCTCGGGTATCGCAAGGTGGACTCGTCTGTCACGTTCACCGACGACGACGATTACTTCGCCGCCGCCGGCGCGACCGACCTGCAAGCGCCCGTCACCGGCGCGGCGCCGACGCGCTACGCCTTCGCGCCGATCACGTTCACGACAGACGTGTTCATCACGCTCACGCCGACGGCAAACGCGACGGGTGTCTCCGGCACCCCGAGCATCACGCTGTACGCGCGCGGCGAGATGGTGGGCGCGACGTGATCCTCCTTGCGGCCGGTTCGCCGGCCGTTCCGGCGGCGCCACGGGCAACCGGGCGCCGCCCCTTCCTTACCACCGGAGGGCGATCATGAGCAACGACGAGCGGGTGCGGGTGCGCCACATCGGCACCCGCGCCAGACGCTGCGACACGATGAGCGGCGAAGGCACCGAGTGGAACGGCTACGGCGACATCAAGGAGGTGTCGCGCAAGGCGTGGGAGGCCCACCTCAGCCGGTACAAGGACCTGTGGGAGCTGGTCGTGGACGACGTGCCGCGCGAGGCCCCGCCGCAGGCCGCGGCAGCGCAGGCCGCCGCCGTCTTCGAGGCGGCCAGGGCCCAGGAGGCCACCGGACTTGCCGGTCTGAAGCGCAAGGGCAAGTGACAGCATGGGCACCCTGCTCGCATCGGCGCTCATCTCGCAGCTGCGGGTGACGCTGCTCGACCCGTCGCCGGGGCAGACCTGGACGGACGCGATGCTGCTGGGCTACCTCAACTCGGCCGAGCGGGCGGCATGCCTGCTTCGGCCCGAGCTCTATACGGTGCGGACGGCCGTGCCGCTGGCTGCCGGCACCGACCAGGTGCTGCCGGCTGGCGGCACGGCCGTGCTGCGCTGGGAGCGCAACGCGACGAGCAAGCGGGCCTGCCGGCTCGTGGACGCCTCGCTCGTGGACGCGATGACCCCCTTCTGGGGGGCGGCGACGCAGGAAGTGGACGTGACCGACTACGCGCTCGACCCGCGCGAGCGCACGCGGTTCCGCGTCATGCCGCCCAACAACGGCACCGGCTCGCTGATCGGGCCGTGGTGCAAGGTGCCCACGGCCATCGCGACCGTGGGTGACCCGATCAACCTGGACGACATCTACGAGGACCCGCTGAAGCAGTTCGTGTTGTCCGAGTGCTACGCCGCCAACACGCTGCGGCAGGAACTTGGCAAGGCGGCGGCCGCTCGAGCGGAATTCGCCAAGATGCTTGGAGTCAGCGCGCAGTCGGTGGTGGCGGTGATGCCGCGCACCGGTGTGCAGCAACCGGGGATCAGCTGATGACCGTCATCGCCTGGGATGGGAAGACGCTGGCGGCGGACCGGCGCGCGATGCAGAGCGGGGTCACAATGGCCGTGACCAAGATATTCCGGGTTGGCGGCAATCTGGCCGGCGT